ACCATTGTTAAGGCAAACAAGGCAATTGATTTTCCAATACTCATTAATGCTGCTACTGCTTCTGCGCCTCCTTTAGCATTGGCATTTGCCGTATTAAGAGACATGAGTATTACTTTAAGGGATAAAGCAAACACTAATGTACCAAGAGCCACCAATGGTGATAATAAAGCAACAGCAACCATTCCTAAAGCAAATTTACCAATTGAACTACCAAGGGCTGATAAACTTTTAATTAATTCTTGCCCGTCTACTTCTTTTAAATTTTCTGCTGCTTCTTTAATACCTGTACTGAAGTCGATTAAAAAGTCTTTTACTTTTTTACCACTGCCTGTTTTCATTTTATCAGCAGCAGTTATTAATTTTGTCATTGATGTAGCTAAACCACCAATAGCGGCAGCTTCACGAATAATGTTCGCGCCTCCACCACCTTCAGTGCGTGCTTTGCCTTTTTCACCTTTCGGTGAATCATTGCCTATTTGTTTTTCAATTCTTAAAGCAACACCAAGTATTGCTTTAAGAGTTTCGTTGGCCTGATTGGCTAATGACATTTAGTTTAGAATCTTTTTGTATATATCAACTTATCATAACTTAAAGTTGGATGGTAACTTAGGTGTGGGAATTGAAGACATAGATGGAAGATTTCGTTGAGCATCTCTCATCATACGATTTGTATCAACATTCATGTTTGGGCGATTATATTCGCTTTCTTCCTTTTTACGTTTGCCTTCTTCTTCTTCATTAAACTGTTTTAAGTTTTCCATTAAGATTTCAGCTCGATAAAATTCCATTCTATCAAGTTCTGAAGGTTGTAATTTAAGAACTTTTAACAGAATGAACTCAACCTCAAACCAATTCGTCAAAGATATCTGAAATAAGGAAAATAGATTTGAATCCTCCTTGAAAGTTAAGGGGTGCTTTCCCCTCGCCTCCACTCGACAACTGATATCTTATGCCTGGGTTTACTGAGTCAGATAGAATTTCAACAAGTTTATCCATTACGGATATTTTTTGCAAGCTCCAACCAAATGAATCTTGAACAGCTTTGTCATATACATTTTGGTTTAAAGACTTCCAATCATTAAATAAGAAAGGCGCATATTTAATAAATGTTTTGTCAAAGTTTTGACCAGCCTGTTGTTTTTGTTTAATGTAGTTTTTGATAAAACTCATGATTCCTAAAGATGGTAAGTATATTTTAAATCTTTCACCATTTTTCATTTCAATATTAAATGATTGATCAATTTGACTATAGTACTTCATGATTCTTTCATCAGGATTAAAATAGTCCAAGGAATCTTTAGTTACTTCAATTTTATGTTCTTTACCGTCATCATCAGATACGCTTACATATAAACGGTTTTCACCATTTTTAAAAGTATAGTCTCTGATTGCAAATATTAAGTAGAAACGATCAATTTCTTTAAGATCTTTAAACACACCAGGTTTTCCAGGTATTTTAATTCTACAACATTTTTCCATGATAAAGTTAAGCATGTCATCAATACCTAATAAATCATTTTCATCGATTGTTGACCAATGACGAATTTCTGATACTGAAGCTGCACGAATAGCTAATTGAGTTCCATCAGGATAAAACATACCTAAAGATGGTAATGATGACATTGGAATATTCTTCCATCCAATTTCCGCAGCAAGTACGTCGTCTTCTTCAGGCTCATTAAATTTTTGCGCTTTACCTAAAGAAGCTACCGTTGCTGGCTTAACAGGATTTTGTTCTTCAGGTATAGATTGAATACCTTCTTGGCTTTGTATAATTGCCTGTGCTTCTTTTTCTAATGCGTCTTTTAAATTGTCTTCCATAAAAAATTTCTTTTGTTAGATTATATATCACCCACCAGCTTTGGTTCTTAAATTTTAACATAAAAAAGAGGGCATGTGCCCTCTTCCTTAAATTTATGTATACTGAGATTATAGTATGGTTTCTTCCCAGTAGTCTGCTCTTAAAGTAAATCCAGTGATACGATAGATCTCATTACTTGTAAAGTCCGTTTCAACAGGTGTGATTGGAGTAGTTGGGAATACTACTGGAGCTTTAATTTGACGGAAGATATCCCCGTTTTTATTAAAGTAATTGATGATAAATGGTCCACCTGTGTAATCACGCTTCAGACCCATACGACCCGTAAGAGGATCATATATTAAATCACACCACTTACGCAATGCTTTGTAAACATATGCTGAATTACTGTCATCAAGGTTGACTTCAAAATCAAGTGTAATATCAATACCAGTGTCATCTACAATACCACCAGCGAAAGATCTTTTAGCTGACTTATATTTTTGTTCAACTACAGCTGGCATTTTGTTAACTTCAACGCCACCAACTTTAATAACATTTTCCATTACCAATGTCCAACCGGTAACGGCAGCTGGCGGTGTAAGAAGAACTTCAAACTGTGCATTGTACACAGGTTCGAACTTTTGCATTGCCGCCTGGGAGTTTCTATAATGTGGAAGTCCTGCCATTAGTTATCTTATTTATTTTTCTTTAATTATTTATACTTCTTATACTGCAGCAAATCCGCCTGAATTGATAGCACCAGTTTTAAGAACTGTAATACGGTTAATGAATTTCTGAATACCACGAGCAGGTTCAATACCGATATCGATTATACCGAAGTTTTGGTCGATAATTGCTGGTGTGTTATTTGTGTCATCCATAATAACTTCGTATGCGTAAACACCGCCTGCGTTTCTAACAGTATCAAGATATGTTTCTACGATAGAACGAATTTCTAATCTAGTTGAAGCATCATTAAATTGGAATAAATAGTTTTGTAAGATTTCTTCAACTGCTTCTTCAATCGTGATAAGTAGATCTCTAACATGTAAGTTATTAAATGCTGATAAAGTTCTTTGATAAGCTGATTGGTTAGCATAAATCATTGGCCCAACATTTTTAACTACAACGATTGGGTTAATACCAACAGGTTCAAGATTTTCTCTATCGTCAAGTAAGTAATCATATTCCATTTTTACAAATTTTGGATTTGAGATTACACCACGACGAGGACCAGCAACGATACCAAATGGTTCACCATTAATAAACTTACGGATAAAGTTATTTGATACATCAGCAGCTGGTGGGATACTTACATCTTTGTTGTTCTCACGAATAATGATATTTGGCGAGAATACACCAATGAATTTAGCACCTTGATCTTCATCAGGTAGACCCCAAATATAAGATGGGCCTAATGAAAGATTACCACCTTCAGCAATGTATGTAGTGTTTAACACTGGTTTAGGGTTTCCTGCAGCTGGGTCAGGTAATTCGGTAAATCTTGGATCCGTACTTGCTTGGAATTCAGCAATAGATGGAGCGTTAAGAAGCGCCATACATTTTTGACGGTTTTTAGCTAATCTACTTAATACTTGTTTTGGACCCATGTGAGGCTCAAGTCCACCGTTAAACGTATCAACGATATAACGGAAAGAGATTACATCTTTGTCAGCAAGAGTTTTTGCAAGATTAGTATTTTCAAGAACTCCATAGATTTTCTCAAGTTGAGCAGGAGTGCCTGGTAAATGATAATCTGTTAAAGTAAATCCACCTAATTTTGTAAACTGATAACGATCACAGAATTTTTGAATTGGCGCAAACTTAGTAATTTTGTTAATACCTGAAACAACAGTAATACCTGGAGTATCAAGAACTGTGTATTCAAAATACGGTAATCCTGTAGAGTTATCAAGTTTCTTAACTTTACCTGTTACTCTGATTAAGATTGGATTAGCAATGTCATTGTTTACTACATAATCTCCAATTTCAAGTTTAGCAGCATTTGTTGTAGTAAGTTTAAATTTCTTACCACCACCATATAATCCTGGAGCTTCAATTTCAATTAATTCACTGATATCTTTAGCAAGTGATGAATAGATTGCTACATCATTTGTAACACCTGAACCATCTGTATAAATTGTTGTTCCGTTATAAGTATAGTTAACATCAGCAAATGTTGAATCCGCTCTGTTTAATAAAGCATCAGTTGTATATTGTGCAACTTTAGAACCAAATAATCCATAAGCAATTTTTGTATATGCATCTTTATCACGATTCCATAAGTTAGTTATGTTTAAGTAATTAAATGTTGAAGATGATGATGAGTACTTAATTCTATCACCGTCTACTACAAGGTTACCTGCAATATTCTTAGAAAGATTAGAAGCAGGGTATGCTTCATATAATGCAAAGGATGCGATTGATCTTAAAGTACCAGAAGCACCTAAGTTAAATGATCCTAAAGCAGTTGTTGCAGATGCGCTGGTAACTTCACCGTAGAATACATCTCCACTAGGAAGAGTAACTTTAATCACATCACCTACAGTTTCATTATCAAAAGCATTTTGTGTATATGTAGAACCTGCACCTACAATACGAACATCTCCAATATTACCAACCGAACCGTTAATATCATAAGGTAAATTAGTTGCATCACCTAAGATATACCAAGTACCTGCAATAGCAGCATCAGTAGTTACATTATAAAGTGCAACTTCATTAACAGAAGCAGGAGTTTCTACCTGACCTAAACCTTCAATTTTTGAATAAATAACATCTACATTAGCGATATATCCAAATCCATCACCAGTACCTAAAGTAATATCAGGAACAAGATTAACCGCATCGGCTTCAGAGATATCAAATATTTTAACTTTAATATCGGTAGGCTGTAAGTATGATGCAAATTCATCAGATGGGAATCCTTCAACACAGTATTTGTTTAAATACCAAGGACCACCTGTAGTAAGACCTGTATTAAGAACAGTAATAGTAGTGGTAGTAGCACCAACTGTTACAGTATCAATTTCAAAATACTTGTTATAACCAGGAGCTTGGATTAATAAGATATCACCTGGAGTAATTGAAGGTCCTGCTGAAATAGTAGCAATAGTATAAGTATAGTTACCTTGTGATGTAACAGCAGTTAATGTATTACCTACAGTATAACCTGAACCCCCAGCAGTAACGGTTGTTGTTACTGTACCAGCAGAGTTACAAGCGATTGTAAGAATAGCACCGTTACCTGAACCACCTGTAACGTTATAAGCAGATGATGTAAGTGCTACATAAGTTCTTGTTGTGATTGTGATTGCTGTAGCAGTAGCACCATCCCAGCCAGAAGCGATTGTAATTGTACTTGCTGGTTTATAACCTGAACCTGGAGTTGTAATTACAATACCTGTGATAGCACCTGTAACGTCAGTTGTTACAGAAGCAACTGCACCTGTACCTCCACCAGTTGCAAGAACAGGTAAAGCGGTATATGTAGCCACTGCAGCAATAGCACCGGTACCACCAGTCCAAGCTGAAACTGTTGCAAGAGGTTGTCCAGCAGTAGTAGCAGAAGTTACAGTTAATACTGAATCACCAGCACCTGTTGGATTATTAATTACAATTGTGTCAGCAACAGAAGGCACCGCAAATGCATCAGATTCTAATATGTAATTAGATTCTGCATAATCACCAGAAGTGTTTTCATAAGTATCATCTGTATGTAACGGAGAACTTAATTGAATTTGTAATTCTGAACCAGTATCAACAATGTTATGGATTTTAACAAAGTTATTTGGTTGTGAACTGTCATTAATATTATCTGTACCAAAAGTTTTAACAAGCGAGTTGTTATTTAAGTTTGCTGTTAAAGCATCATATTGTGCAACTGTAAAAGTTGTATCAGATGGGTAAGGCTTAGGAATAACAAGTACGTTATTGAAATTACCACGAACTCCACCAAAAGGATATGATTTTACATAAACAATTGGAGAAACAAGAGGGTCTGTTTCTTGTACAGTTGGTTCAAAACCATCACCTGGGTTACCACCTGAAACTGGTTTATCAGAGGCATATGTTAAGATTGACTTAATAGGTGTGTTATATGATAAGAAATCAATAATATCATCAGTTGTGTTAATTAATGTATTACCTACTGGGTCAACTTTATAAGTTGAATTTTCATAATCATCAAATTCTTCTTTGTTTAAGTTACAGAAAATACCTGTAATTGCAACAGCTGAATTAACGATTGTATCAATAGATTGATTTGATCCGTTGTTATCAACAAAGTCAGGAATGATAGTACCTGTGAATGAACCTGTTAAAGTAACAGCGTCAAGACTTAAGAAAGTAAAGAAATTCTCAACAATAACACCTCTTAAATCAAAATATTTTGAATACACAGGATCTTGTGAAAGTGCTGCTAAGTTAGTCCAATCACCTTTAACCACATAGATATCAACAAAGTAATCTGAAAGAAAATCTTTAGGGTTAATAAATGCAGGAACATTTCCTCTACCGTAGTAAGATTCAGCAGTTACATTATATTGATTTGCGTTATCCGATTTGCGAATGATAATACTTTGTACTTCTTGACCTAAGTTAACGAAGTTAAATAATCTACCGCGATTAGCAGGTTTGCTATCAACAGTAGCTTGTAAGTATGATGTATCCGGGAACCAAAAACGTTCTTTGTTATAAAAAGAAGATATTAGAGCTCTTGTTAAATCACCGTTTTGTTCATTTGCAGCAAGTGCAAAAGAACGATAATCTACAGCATCTCCTCCTTCATTAACAGGTATGTTATTTAGCGGTAGTAAATTTAAACCGAATACTGGGGCTGTCTGTAAACAAGTTTCAATTGATCTGTGGAAAAAGGATCCTCTTTTCTCAAGGAACGCATCAACTCCACCAAATACTCTACGAGATGTTCCTACATCACGTAAAAATACAGGTGCGTTAAAAGGTCCTTTACGAGAGAAACCTACAACAAGACGGATAGTCTGTGTTGTCACAACGATTCTTTCTGAAGCGTCGAACTCGATTGTGTAAACACCAGATGCCTTAAACTGATTAAGATCAAGTGTAATTTTAGCCATTCTGCTTTTAGTTATTTTTCTTTAATTGTCATTATATCCAATCTGTAGTATATATCTTTTTCAAACCTTAGGTTTTATTAAGATATTCTTATCGTTTACGATTACCAGATGCACTAAAGGAGTAAGATTTTTGTGATCCTGATGCTGGTGAATTGTCAAATTCACGAATCATTTTAAATGATAATAAGAAATCATCTTCAACTTTATCACCTTCGGACATTCTAGTTTCTACGGCTGATTTATATATTTCCGGGGACTTATCATATATTTCCTCTACCATTTCATAAAAATCAGAAGAATCAAATAAAGTTACAAGATTCACACAAGTCATAGCAACATCATCATGTGCCAATTGTGATTCGTATCTACCAACGGAATTTATACCGAATGAACTTAATTCATCAAAGGTTCTTCTTTCATTAACTACAATTTTCTTATTCTTTACAAGGTTTCTTAATTCACGACAAAAGGTTTCACGATTATCTTTATGAATTTTAACCCCAAGTTTAAGTTGATCATTTGCTACTGAATGTTTTGTGTATAAGAAAATCTCTGGATAAAATTCTCGATGTCTTGATAATCTTTCATGTATGATGTTACCTTTAAAGTTAATTTCTAAAACTACCTTAACACGGTCAAAATTAAAAAGATTAAACACAAGTAATTCTAAAACCTTTGCAAGTTCTTCAACTGAATGAACGTTTGATCTAAACATACCAACTTGGTTTAATCTGAAGAAACTCGTTTCATCTGACCAGTCTCGAGTTTTACGAACATTTACAATTGATTGTGGAGTTAATTCAAATATGTTAATTACTGAATAGTCACGCCCTACGCCATCTCCAATATCAACAACAAGTGTAAATATCTTATCATGATTTTCTTCATCTCCAGGGTCAAAACTTGGCAACCACTTTAAATTATTATTTAAGTCAGGGTAATCTAAGAAAGCATCTGTTTCTTTACAAACAAATTCTTTTGATACTCTCTTCATTAACATTAACGTATGACTATCAAAAAGAAGTCTTGATGATGCTAAGAATTGATTACCGTATTCTTGATTAAATAATTCTTCTGAACCTAAGTTACCAATTTCTTGCTGTTTCCAAATTTCATCTCTACCTGGCACTTCCCACCAATCAACTCGAATAGGTACATAATTATTTTTCTTTTCAATAGCACCTTGATAAATTTCATAAAATAAGTTCATACCGTTTGGTGTAGAACATATAATAATCCTTGAAATTTTGGAAGATGATAACGTAGGATAAATTGAACGATAAAAAGGAACAAGGAAGTTTGAATGGATGTGAGCAAACTCATCGGCAAATAGTAAGTGAATAGTAAACCCGATTGCCGCAGTTTTAGTAGTTGCTTGTGAAAACAGTCTACATCCATTATCAAATCTCATACCTGTTACACCACCTGCGGTTACTCCAGGTTTCATAAAGAATGGCAGATTCTTAAGAACAGTTTTAATTTTGTCAACGATCTCAGAAGTTGTTGCTAATTTATTTGCTACAACCATCACGTTTCTGTCTGAGTGAAAACATAAATACCAAGCAATAAATATTGATGACGTTACAGTTTTACCAATCTGTCTTGATGCAAGCATTACAACAAAACGGTTATCCTGAAATGATCTTAACATTTTTTCCTGATATGGACGAAGAGTAATTTGACAAATACCTTCGTCAGTCATAGAATAACAGTATTTGTTACCAAAGTAAACTACGTCATTAGCACATCTTGCTAATTCTTCAAGTTCTTCTTGCGTATATTCAAAAACAATATCCGCAGCTTTCATATCTATCTTACCTTCTGAAAAAGGTGAATAGTCTGCAGGAACACCACGTTCTATGCGATCAATTTCTTCATTGATCTTTTTAGTATTCCATACCTTACCTCTACTACTCATTTATTTCCTCAATGTCATTTTCAGCTTCATTCGGATTCGCAGTAGCACGTTTTTCAGGAACAGCATTTCTTAACATTTCAATTACTTGTTTTGTTCCTCTCATTTGGAATCCGTTTTTACTTGCAGGAATTTCTTCATCCGCATTTTGGTCAATCATAATTGGATCATCGCTTTGCTTTAAACGATAGTCTTCTTTTAAGCTCTTATAGTTATTTTCCATGATAACCATAAATTGAGCAAGATGTTTTACAATTTCCATTTTGGATCTTTGCAGGGATGCGAGAACTTCAAACGTTCTTGGGTGTAAATTACCACCGTCAATTTCTTCAAGTAACTTAATAATAGCATGTTCCGCAGTTTTCATTTGGAACAATAAGTTTGAAACGGTAATTTTATCAACAACACTTTTTTGTTTTACATAAGGAATTTCCTGTATGATAACTGTGTTAAGATAAAATTCTGAAATAGAATCAACAATATTATCAGCTTTTGTATCCGCATACTTTTTTACCGTTTCATAATCCATGAAATTTGCTTTGTGAGCAGGTAAAATTTCACGAGCATCTTGCATTGTGATTTGCAAATCCTCAATGCCATCTTGTAACATCTTTTCGAGTTCATCTCTTAGATGCATCTCGCTTTTCTTGTCTTCTGGTATTTTTCTTGGCATAAATTATTTAGTTTTCGCAATCCAAGGAAGTCTTAATCTCTGGATAGCATTGTCAATGATAATTCCAAATTGTGCATCTTGTACAATCGTTTCATTTAATATGATTGATTGTTTTGCTTGCTCGGTTTCTATTTTATCGTATAATCTTAAGTTTGTAATCTGTAAATTTCCTCCTTTAAGTTTATACTTAACTCCGGTATTACTACGATCAATAGTGCTTAGATTGCTTATAGTATTTGAGTATATATTCTCAAGATCTGTTGTTTGGACAGGCTGTGTATTTTGTTCATTCCATTTTCTAACCCAAAGATCAAGAGTTAATTGTTTATAAAAGTTAGAAATGTTCATAAACATTGCGTACCAATAGTCTTCAACAAGATCCGTTTGTAATATGTTAAGATATTCTTTTTCTGAATCTTTGAAGATTAAATAACGACTTGCAAAAATTGAAACTTTCCATCCTTCTCCGTTTTCATACCCATCAAAAAGTATTGTTTCATTTGCAGGTTCAGCATAATATCCATTATTTGTAAATGAAGATGCCCAATTTGCAAAGTAAGTATTTAGATAAGTTATAATGTCATTACTTATACTAATTGTATATGCGTATCCACTTGGTGAAGAAACCATGTTTGTAATTTCACCGTAAAGCGTAAGACCATTAAATCTCGTGATCTTGATTAAAGATCCATTTTCATAATTTCTTTTAGCTGTAATAGTATATGTAAGAGGTGTAGTAGTAGGTCCTGCAACTCCTAACGAAAGATATCCTTTAACTTTATCTTTAGGTGGAGCAACAGTTGGTTTAATCTCTTTAAACCACATACATAAAGATCTTTCTTCTGTAGCTTTAAAGATTACATCAGCACGATATTCTACAGCAGTTTCTTGTGATGAAAGTTTAGGATCATACACTGTTCTTAAATCATATTGTGTTTCAGAAAGAATGTTTGTATAATTTGCTACTTTCTGTTCAGTAATAACAAGATTATCATTTATGTTTAATCTTGTTGGGTCATAATCACGAGATCCAATTTTAGGATCATATTGTTGTGGGTCTGTTGTTTTAATTGCTTCAAGTCTAACTTCTTCGCCAAATCTTTCTTCTGCATCCCAACTTATACTATCAAGTTGTTCGCGTAAATCTTGAGGTTCATAACGATTTGCTTTAGGTGCATATTTCTTTAACCCTACTTTCCAGTAGATTTCTTTTTGCATAAAATCTTTAAATAGGTATGAACTTTCAATTTCATAAATCCTATTAGTTAATGGGAAGTAAACAATATCACGCTTTTGCGGTCCTGTACCAATCCCAAACAATTCTTCGTAATATTCTTTAACGATATGAACTTCAAAAGGCATTTCAAAATCAAGACCCATTGAATTAAATAAGATCTTATTATCTGGGAATTCGTTGTTAGGAACAACTACTTTAATACATTTAGGATCGTCAACATCATAAAGTGTCCATTCATGTAGCGTAACATCTTTACCTACCGCCATAGGTACTGCTCTTGCATACATTACATCATGACCAAATAACTGATTAATCGTATAACTTAAATTACGATACAGTGCGATTGCAGGGTTTACAGCGTAAGGCTGAAATGTAAAGTTACTGAGTTTTGTTATGTTACTTATATTTCCTCTTTCTGATACAAGATACACTGGGACAAAGCCTAAGTAAGGATCTTTAGCATCATCAGACTGTTCACAATTAACTTCTATACTTTCAATAGTAGAAGGACCGCCGCTGATAAGAGTTATACGAAAATCAACAAATAAGTCATTAGCAGGATTTAAGATAACATCCTGTAAATTTTGAGTAGTAAGTTCTACCCAAGAAGCACGAACTCGATTAGAAGTACCCCAACGAAATTCTTTTTTAAGAATACCTGTGCCAAGAATATCATCACACCAACCAGTTAACTTGGTAACATAATGAAATGGCTTATCTTGTGTTATCTTAACAAAGTCGCCAGGATTTGAAAGGATTGCCAGCATCCGGTGTCTATTTTATTCTATATATTCACCGGATCTGACTGTGATTAATGTAATATGAACTTTTCGTATTCTTTAACTTGAGATACAAATGATTCACCTAAATATTCTAATGATGTATCAAAATCTCTGCGAGTCATTTCAAATTTTTGACAATAAGCTTTAATCGTTTCATCAGTAAAAACTTGCTTTGCTTTTTTGTCTTCTTTTGCTTTACGAGTCTTAACATACATCCAAGATGGAGTCTTGCTATATGAACGACCCCAAGTTTCACCCCAAAAAGAAACAGCTTGCCCAGGATTAATCTTGATATGATTAAAATATGAAGCAGGAACAGGTGACTTAATACTTGCAAAACGATTAATCATAAAAAAGTGTTTTGCTCGTTCGTGCATTTTCACCTTTTTAAATTCCGTAGGCTTAAAGATAGTGTTTATGAATTCAAATAATTCCATTGGATGACTTTAGAAGGATTTCTTTTTATTGATTATATTTGCCTATTAACCAAAAGTTTTAAGAATTGATTAAACTCCAAAATGTTTAAAGATATCAGCTTCAAAAGTTTTGTTTGGACCAGTGATAAATTTTGTGCCTTCAAGTAAGAATGACATATCATATTTAACAGCAGGAAGTGTACGGTTTGAATCTTTAGCGAAAGACTCTTCAAATTTCTCAATAATATCAGTAGGAATTACTCGGTCATCAAGATATACAAGTGTAAGATTTCTTACAAGTCTTTCACGAATCTTTTCTATGTCTGCAACTTGTTTGCAGGTGGATAGAATCCCGTTTGCAATTTCCGTAGCTCTTTCTGGTAAAGCATAGACATCATCAACGAATTTTACTTTGTTAAGCAATTCATAAATTCTTTCTGCTTTTGCAGGAGTAACTCTAAATGTTTTACCTTTGTTTTCCCATGTCCAGATTGGTGGTACAGCATCCCCAGCATCTCCAATAATTACTTTCTCAAAGATAATGTATTCCGGGTCGATCTCTTGAATCTCAACAGCGTTAAGAGCCTCAGCAATTAAGTCTTTACTGTTATTCATAAATGTACTTGCATCAAAAAGATCATAATCATCTTTCTTTAACCAATGAGAAAAACCAACAGGTGCTACAATCTTACGGGTTTTAGAATTTGGGTTATACACAACAACAAAGTTTTTACCGTCAAAACGAATACATTGAGTAAGATCTTTATCACCTGTTATAATAACTGAATCTTCCCCGTTTTTAAAGAAACGGTCTGCCCATAAGTACATTAAGTCATCACCTTCAGCGCGTTCTTCTTTAGATACAATAATACCTTTACGTTTAAGGATTTGACCAAACTCATTCATACATTTATAAAAAGTATCCCAATCAATTGTTGACTCATCTTTAGTACGATGGCCTTTGTAGTCACCATCTTCAATAATAACATCTTTTCTCCAAGATCTTGAGTCAATCGTAAAAACAATTTTGTCAGGATTACCAAAAGCACGAATAGCATGAGACATATCAGTTGCGATTTTTCTCATGAACATATCTTGATCTTTTTGGTCTTCAAGTAATCTTTTACCGTTTGAGTAACCTCCAAAGATAAAAAGAGTTTTATAGAATAAGTAGTTTCCGTCAAATATTAAATTCATATGTATATGTTTATTGATTATATCATTGAAGAACCAATTAGTTCTTTATGAATAAGGGTTCTTAATGCACCTACTGCTTTATCGTAGTCTTCATATACTTGAATGTTTGACCTTGTAGATATAATGTCTACGTTTCCTTTTTTCCAAAACCCTTCTGGGCAACATACAATAACATAAGGTTTTGATGATGCGCAGTAACCTAATTCCATAAGAGTAATTGGACTTTTGGTATCAGGTAAAATGTTAAAGAAAACAATATGACTATTATCAATGCTATTAAGTTCCCAATTTACTTGGTAGTTAAATTGTGGATTTTTTTGATCTTGAGACCATGTTGAGTCCCAGTTTTCACGAAGTGGATTATAGAAAGTTACATTTTCTATATCGGAAAAAAGATTGGCAGTAGAGTCCTGCCAATCCTTTGCTTTACCCATCTCGATTGAACCAGCAAGAAATACTCGGATCCCTTGAGGTTCTTGATTTTCTGAAGTAGGTTTAATTATTTTCATTTGCTAATTGTGCAATTTTAGAACGAATTTCAGTCAATGTGGTTTGATTAAAAAATTGACCGTTTTCATATATGGTTTGTAGAACTCCGGTATTCTCTTCTTCAGCGGTACATTGTGTTTTCACAACATATTCACCATTTTCTTCAAGAACAGCAATTCTACCTTTTAATGATTTTTTGGTACCGTCGTCGGTAACAGGATCTTTGTAGATATCATACCCAATACCGTTTGCTTCAAACCATGCGCCTTTAGCAGCAAAACCAACAGTATCACGAGTATTACATTGATATGTAAATGATCCTACCCCAAGAACAATATTTGTTGCAGCAAATCCTTTAGCAGCAAGTCTTTCATAAATCTCAACTTGTCTTTCCAAAGTAATTGAATCTCCATAGATTGCTCCGATATGTGGGTCAAGAACTTTAAATCCTTGTTCATTTACAGACCCACCAAAGATTTCCCATAAGCACTCAATAAGTCCTTTGGTATAAAACTCTGGATAGCCAGCACGTTTTTCTGCATCAGTTAATTCAGTACGACCGTGACCACAGATAATATCTGCAGGATTACCAGAGTCAGGACGAATAACCAATTTGCCGTTACGGTTTATGATTAATTCTTTTTGGTTATAACAGAAACCGCCTGGCCCAGGTTTTGCAACCATTGTCAAGTCGAATGTGTCTGAAACCATTGAAAAGATTCCTTCAGGAAAATCTTTTAACCAATCTACCATCATTTGCTCTTCACCAACTGTAAAGATTTTTGTAGTAGATACAGAGTGTTCAGAAGCATTTACAGAATTGATACACACCTCATCTTCAGGCTCATCGTAGAAATAACGAGCGCCGGGAATAACAACGATTGAGTCAGATCCACGGAATGAAAATGCGTGACCTAATCCAGATGATAACATATCCCAAGGAGAAAGACCACGGGCAGAGAAGTCATGTGCAAGATAATCAATTAACCAAGCATTAGCAGGGTCAGTTTTCATTACCCATTCTACAAGGTTTCTGCGATATTGTAAAGCAATAGTTGCCGAAGTAGTAGGTTTCCAGGCAAGGGAAGAAATGATTGTTTCCAAATACAAGGTTAACCAGGCAAACCCAGGAACAGTATTTATGAAAGTCATGTGAGGGACATTAGCATTTGTTTCAATACCTTCAGGTAATGACTTAACACGGATAGGAAGATATCCTAAATCATGCAATGCTTCAAAGTGAGAACCGTCGAAAGGCATCATTAAATATTTTGACATATCTTCTTGAAACTTAACAGCAGTTTCTTTTGGCATGTCAAAGAAGTTTTCTTGCCATTCAGCATGTAACCAACGCATAGTTAACTGTTGGCCGGATGATAGTATTTTCTTAACACCTTTAGGCGCATATTTTAAACTTCTTGGAATCCAAGTTCCATAAAGAAAATCTGTACCTTGTGCAAGCATTCGTTTGTGACCAATTTTATAACCGTCTGTAT